GTCGATGTCGACGAGAGCCGTCACGAACGCGGGTGTCACCGTGATCGCCGTCCACGCGCTTCGGTCTGTCGAGTGTCGCAGAACGTCGAAGCCGGCTGACGATCCACCGACGGACCAGAATGCGGCGTCTGCGGTGGAGTAGATGACTTTCCCGCTACCTGTCCCGAGGACGTTGCGCTGCCCGAGCGACAGAGACGCGCGGCCGATCAACGTGTTCAGCGTGTCGATCCGAAGCTTGTTGGCCTCGGTGCGGTCGTACACACCCTGCACCGGCACGATGAGATCCGACGCGCGGATCGGCGTGTCACCGTCGCTCGGCACGGTGAGGCCCGTGGGGAAGTTCGCGCCGTTCGGGTTGATGACAGTCGACATCGTTCAGACTCCGTCCCAGTAAAGAGCGGTCGAGAGGCGCGTCGGCACCTGCACGCCAGCGACGTTGCGAGACTGCGGCCCCCAGGTCCCGTCAGGCTCCGGGCTGAGCGGGCTGAAGCTAGCCCCGCCGAAGGCGACGATCATGTTCACGCAGGTCGTTCCTGCCGGTTTCCAGTCGGCGATCAGCGCGCGAAGGGTCTCGATCTGCTGAAGCGTCGCCGTCGACCCGAGCGAGCCGGTCGTGCTGCCCCACACGGTGCCGCCCGCGCCCCACGCGGGCGTGCGCGTCCAGAGCGCGCCGGGGTAGATAATGACCCAGAATCTGGACCACTGCGCCGTGAGGCCGTCCCAGTTCCAATTCGCCGATCCGACGACGAGCGTGCGGTTCCCCGAGACGTCGCGCGAGTACCAGTTGCCCGCGTTGTCGACGACGCGAAACGAGGTACCCGTGCCGAGGTACTCGGCGAGCCGCTGCATCAAGGCGTACGCATTGCCCGCCGTCTTGCGGTCGTCTAGCCACGCCTTCAACCGCTTCACGTAGCTGGCCGACGTCTCGGAGAGCCCGCGCACGACGCGTCGATCTCGACCCATGGCAGAGAGCGCGTCGTCGGGCGCCGACGTCCCGCGCGGGTCCTGCTCGGGAAACCGGATCAGGAGCCCGAGCCGCGTGCGCTCGACGAAGGCATCCTTGAGGAGGTCGAGCGAGTAGCCGACGAGGCCTCCCTCGTCCGAGAGGAACTGCCGTGCAGCGATGGCCTGGCGGAGCTCGCGGAAGCTGTTCGCGCTCACGGGCCGCTCACGAGGTTGATGGTGGGCGTGATGGTGCCGAGCACCGCGACCTCGTTGTTCGCGAGCGCCACGTCTGCCGCCGGAAGCGAGACGGTAACGCGGAACGCCTGCGGGTAGAGCCCGCGGATCGTCGACTCGACCAGGCTCTTGTAGAGCGCGCCGGTCAGCGCCGGCGCGATGATGTCGCCGCCGATGTCGCGCGAGGCGAACAGCGACCCGAGCGCCGTCGCGATCTCGGTCTGGATCTGCGCCGAGGTCTTGTTGACCGACGAGTAAACCCAAAGGGTGTACGTCACCGGCACGACCACGTTGACCGCCGAGGAAACGACGGGCGTGATGCAGATCGGGGTTGCCCACTTCGCGATGGCCGCCTCGACGAGCGTGCGATCGGGCGAGGAGATCGCGCCCGACGGGCCGGCGAGGTAGACCTGCACCTGACCCGTGGTCGAGTTTCCGAAGACCCGGACGCGGGTGATCCCCGTCGTGCCCGTCAGCGCCGAGTTCCGGGCGACGTATCGATAGGCGTCGATCGGCCCATTCGGCGAGAGCGCGCCGAGCTTGTCGCGGCATTGCTGGCGCGTCACCGACTCGGCTTGCTTGTCGGTTCCGACGGCCGCCGTCGCGTTCGACGCCGTGACGCCGAGGAGCCCCGTCACGAGTGCGATCTCGGCCGGCGCCGCGGAGCTCGCGGAGCCTGCCTCTTCGGCGGCCACGGTGACCGTGAGCGAGCTGAGCCCGTTCAGGGTGCCGCCCGTCGTGTTCCGGTACGTCTTGCCCGTCGTCGTGTTTCGGAACGTCACCGCTCCGACAGCGATGGTGTAGACCCCGCCGCCCGCGTTCGTGAGCGTCACCGACGTCGAGGCGTAGGTCGCCGTCGGGACGATGAGCCCGAACACCTGCTCGGCGAGCACGTCGAGCCAGATGCCCGTCGCGGTGTCGAGGTAGGCCGATCCGACGTAGCCCGCGACGACGTCCTCGAGCGTCGAGAGCAGGACCGACTCGAGCTGGAGAAGCGAGAGTGTCGGGTCACCCGGACGCCACGACGTGACGGGGAGCCCGAGCGAGCGAGCGATGCCGATGCCGAAGTCGAAGATCTCCTGCTTCGTCTGCTTGATCAGGAGCGACGCGAGATCCATGGCTTAGGTTCCCTCTGCGGCGAGGCCGAGGAGCTCGACGCTGACGTCGCTTGCGGCGAGCGTGAGCGTGAACGGGCCCGCGGCGGTCGTGGCGCTGATCGTGATGTCGTAGGTGACGGCCGCGCCGACGGTGCTCGTGACGACGGAGACCGAGACCTCGTCGATCCGCTCGTCCTTCTTGAGTTCGTTCCGGATGCGACCCTCGAGCGAGTTCGCGAGCGCCGACGTGTTCGGCTGCCCGAGAAGAAGCTCGGTCAGGTCGAGCCCGTAGTCGGCCTCATCCTCACCCCAGAACAGCGTCCCGCGCGGAGTACTGAGCCGGCGATAGGCTGCCTCGGCGACGAGGCGCGCGCCCGTCACGTAGCGCCCCGTGCGTAGGCTGTTCGTGCACGAGAGGTCGGTGCCGAAGTCGGCGGTCATGCGACGGTTCCCGTTCCGGTGCCCGTGGCGCCGCCGGCCGTGCACGCGCTCACGGTCATCACGCTCACCGCTGCATTCGCCGTGATGTGGTTGACGACGGCGGTTGCGATTGCGTTCGAGAGAGCCGCGGTCGCCGCGTTGTCTAGTGCACCGTTCGCGGTGAACGCGTTCTTGATCGCTGTTCCGAGGGTCGTTGCATTCAGCGCCATGCGTTCACCCGAGCACCCTGGTTGTGCCGACGAGCGGCCAGATTCCGCCGGCGAGGTCACCCGTTGCCCCGATTGGGCGGATCCCGTCGGCGAGCTTCACGAACGTCGCCGCGTCGATCGTCGTCGACACCGGCTTGAAGCCCGACCCGTCCGCGTCCTCGAAGCCGATCACGATCGGCCGCGACGGAGACTGATCCGCGAACGACACGAAGACCCGCGCACCCGGGAGCACCGTCGACTTCGCCCCCGCGACGCCGGCCGACACCGGCACGCGCCGCAGATCCGGCATGCCCGACGACACCCGCACGGGCTGCAAGTCCAGGCGCTCGCCAGAGAGGAGGACGACGCGGTACTCGTAGACACCGCGGAACCTCCAACCGGGGTCGAGCGCGTCGAAGAGCCGACGCCATGCCGTGAGGCGCCTCGAGCTCGACGAACTGAGCGAGCCCCACACGGTCGATCGCACCTTGCCGTCGGCGACGGCGTGCCACACGTCGACCGCCTCGACGCCCGAGACGATGGCCCCTGGCACAAGGCCCACGAGCGTCTCGGGCGCGATGACGACGGATCCGCGCGCCTTGTCGACAGGCTCGGTCGCCGCCTTGCCGGCCCACGCCTTCGATGCGCGAGCGCCGATCCGGGTCATGCCGTCCTCGCCGACGTACCAGGCGCCTGGCACGACGAGCTCGAGCGCGTCACGTGCGGGGCCCGCGTGCCGCGCCCAATGCGGGCCGAGCCGCGTGCCGGGCAGCGTCGAGGCGTCGAGTGTCTCACCCGCGGCCAAAGCCACCGAGGTCAGGATCGTCGCGACCTTCACGCCCGCATCGTCGGCCTCGCTCGCCGCGGGGATTGCCTTCCCCCACCCGCCCGAGCCGCCGACGATGCGGAACGACGATCGCCCGTTCGACGCTCCGCCCGATAGCACGGTGCCGATGAAAGTGACGTCGGAGATCTTGAGCGTCGCCGTGCCCGTGATCGTGCGCTCGACGTCGAGGCCAACGTCGGCGTACCACGCGCCCCACTTCGGGACGGTGACGAGCGCGCTCGTCACGCGCTGGCCGTTGAGGCTCGCCGTGCTCATCCCCAGGGAGTCTCCGAATACTTCTTCGTCAGCGCGGCGATCTCGGCGAGCCGCGCGGCGTCCGGGTCGGGGTTCTTCTTCTGGCCCTTCAGGTTACCGCCGGCCGGCTTCGGCGGGCGGTACTCGAGGAACGTGATCGTGACCGTCTGGCCGCCCTTGCCGTCGTGGACGACGCCGCCGATCTTCTTCGGGACGACCGACGTGATCCCCTGCTCGGCTAGGTCGGGGTGATAGATGTCCAGCGCCTTCGGAGACGAGCTCGTGAGCGACGCGCGCACGACATCGATGAACGCCGGCCACGATTCGAAGTCGTCGACCCCGATCGCCGTATCGCGCACGAGGTAGAACGACGCCGTGAACTCGGTCGGCTTGTCGCCGTTGAACGTCGTGCTCGCGCCCTTCTGGCCAGGCACCTTCTTCACGTCCCAGTCAAACTCGCGATCGTGTCCCGACAGCGTGACCTTGCCTGGCGACTCGACGCCACCGAGCTCGATCGCGTCATAGACGCCATCGCCATCGTCGAGCGGGTTCACGTCGGCACCGCCGATCCAAGGCTCGCGAGGTCGCCTTCGAGGATGCGCATGAGCAGCGACTCGATCCGCCGCTCGGCGTCCTCGGCGCCTGCGACGCCGTTCAAGTTGAAGGTCACGCCCGAGAGCGACGCCCCAGAGCCGCCAGACCCCGCCGACTCGGCGGGCGTGGCCTTCACTTCCGGCGGCGAGACCATGGTCTCGAGCGCGCCTTGCACCGACGTCGTAGCGCCCTCGACGCCCTGCGCCATACCCTCGGCCGTGTAGCCGCCGATCTCGGCGAACACCTTCGATGGCGACGCGATGCCGAGGAGCTTCTTCGCGCTGTCGATCGCGCCCGTCACCACGCCGCCGAGCGCTGCGAGCACCCGCGGGCCCGCGCCCATGATGCCCTGCGCCAGGCCGTCGAGAAGGTCCGAGCCGATGGTGCGAAGGTCGAACGCCTTCAGCCAGTCGACGGCCGCCCCGAATGCGCCCGCGATGGCCGTGCCCACGACGGCCGTGAGTTCCTGGAGCTTGAGCGAGAGCCACACGACGCCGGCGACGAGCGCCGCGGCGGCCGTGACGACGATCCCGATCCCGACCGCCATGACCGCGAGGTTCGCGACGACGAGCCCGATCGCGATCGCGACCACGCCGCCGACGACGGCCGCCATCACGCCGAACGCCTTCGCGACGTCTGCGATGACCGACCCGTACGGCTTGATCGCGATCAGCGCCTTCAGCGCCAGGATCTCGAGTTCGAGAAACGCGCTGCGCACCTTCGGAATGAAGTCAGCGACGCCATCGACGATGGGCTGAAACAGCGACTCAAAGACGACCTTGATCGCCTTGCCGGCCGCGTTCGTCTCGTCGAAGATGTCGACGACCGCGCCCATCTCGGTCAGGAGCTTTCCGATCTTCAGACCCTTGAACAGGCCCTTGAATCCCTTCGTGAGCCGGTCATTCATCGTCTTCAGCTCGCCGTTCTCGTCGGCGAGCTGGACGGCCCATGACGTGATCTGCGCGAGACCGACGACCGCGGCACCCGCCGCGAGCGCGATGCCGGCCGAGATGGCGACGAACGCGGCGCCGATCGCCACGTACGGGCCCGCGGCGCCGAGCGACTTCGAGAGCTTCTTCCACCCCTCGGTCAGTTCCTTCGCCTGCATCACGGTGCCCTGAAGCGGGCCTGAGAGCTTCGCGATCCCCTCGAGCGCGTCCTGCGCTTCGCCGCTTCCGGCCGCCGCCTTGGACGCCTTCGCCGCTGCGTCGGCCGCTTTCTTGGCCTCGCCCATCGCGTCGGAGACCTTGCCTTGCGTGGCCGCCGCCGAGGTCGCTGCGTCGCGCAGGCCGTCGAGCGCTGCCGCCTCACGCGAGAGCGCGCTCTTCGCGGCGTCGGCCGCGGCTTGCGCCTCGGTCTGGCGAGCAAAGAGCTGACCGAGCTTCGCCGCGGCCTTTTCGGCGCCGGCCACGTCGCCGACCTCGAGCGCCGCTGCGAGCTTCCCACGCTGCGCGTCGGCCGCGATGCTGACCTTCTCGACGGCCTTCGCCGCACGGTCAGCCGCCGACTCGGCGCGCGCGTACGCCGCCTCACCGGCGGAGAGCGCGGCGGTCGCGGCGTCCGACGCACCCGACACCGACGTCAGGCGAGCCGCGAGCTCGTCGACCGACGCAGCGGCCGTGACGGCGCTGTCGGCGTTCGCCTGTACGTTGATGTCGAAGGTCGTCTCGTTCGCCACCGATCTACCGCTTCCTTCCCTTGGTCTTCGGCGTCAGAGCCCCGCGGATCATCGTCATCAGCTCGGCGACCGCGAGAGCACCGGCCGCGGCGTCTGCGCTGTCATCGCCTCGCCGGAATGCCAAGAGGCACGCGGCGAGCACGCCCGGGTGCTCGCGTGCTGCGCGAGCGCGGGCGTTCAGTCTTTTCCCTCGTCGGCCGCCTTCGCTTCGGTCTGCTTCACGAGCTGCACCGCGATCGCGAGGAGGATGCTCGGCGTCGCTAGCTTCACCGCCTTGCGTAGGTCGGCCTCGCTCTTCGGCGGGTAGACCCAGCACGTGTCCGCGAGGAGTTCCTGCGCGTTCGTGATCATCTCGGCGTCGCCCTTCGAGCGGCGCACCATCTGCGAGTAGCGCCGGAACTCGGGCTCGGTCGGTGGGCGAGCCGCGACGAAAACCGGGAGCCCGTCGCGGTAGATGCCGAGGCGAAGCGTCACGAGGTCGTCTTCGGTCTCGAGCTGGAGCTCGGCGAGCGCGGTGCGGTCGACGAGTTCCTGCGCGGCCTTCGCGACGTCGCGTGATGCCTTGCGCGCGGCGACCTTCGCTTCGAGTTCTTCGAGTGTGGCGGTGTTGGACATGGCGGCGTCCCTTGGGTGGTGGTGGGCGAACCGTGGCGCGAGCGGGCGCGCGCGCCTCACGGTCAGATGAGAACGATTTCCTGCTCGTTGATGATCTGGACGACCTCGATTGGGTTCAGCGTGATCTCGAGGGTGTCGGCGTCCGATCCCTCGGCCATGTCGCTCGAGTCACCGACGAGGCGGCAGCCCTTGATCTTGGTCGTGTAGATCTCGGTCTCGCCTGGCGGCGTGTGCTGCACGAGGATGTCGAAGCCGGGGATCCCGACCTGCACTTGATTGCCGCGCGTCGGCGGCTTCGCCGCGACGAGGGCCTTCAGGAGCTTGCGGTAGCCCGAGCGGTAGAACGTCGCCGATGCCTCGAAGGACGCAGCGCCTGTCGTGCGCGCCGTGACGCGCCCGCCGCTCGTTCCTCGACGCTCGCCGATCTCGACGGTGCGCGCCCACGAGATGCCCGAGATCTCGATGATCTCGGTGATCGGCGCGCCGTACGGCGTGATCGTGATCGAGATGTCGGACCACGAGGGCTCGATCTCCTGGCCGTTTGCAAAGATGGTCGCGATCGACATGACGTCCTCCGATCAGCCGTTGGTCTGGACGCGCACGCGGGTCGAGATCTTCTCGAGCGTGCCGTTTAGGCGAACCAGCAAGACGCCGTTCGCCGTTGCGCCGGTGACGTTGAGGACGTCATCCGGCGCCATCGACCAGCGCGCGAAGCTCGCGCGCGGGCCCTCGGGACCGTTCCGCAGGATCGCGAGGTCGAGCGCCGAGTTGACGCGGCCCTCGATGAGCTGACGAGACTGCGCCGTCGCGCGTCCCGCCGAGTCGAGCACGAGCACCTGGCCGATGCTGTTCTCGGTCTCGGCGTGGCAGACGCGACATGCCTCGTTGATCACGGCCATGTTGTGCGTGCGCGAGAGAAGCGATGTCTCGGCGGCGCGGGTCATCGACAGCGCGCCGAAGGTGCCGCGCGGCCCGTTCGCCCAGGTCCGGAAGCACGAGAAGCGGTTTGCGAGGCCTCCGCCGTCGGTGCGCTCGTCGAACTCTTCCGACACGATGCCGGACGTATCCTCGAGCGACCAGCCATCGAGCGGCCCGTCGGCCTTTCGCCACGCGGGGATCTGGAGGTCCTTCTGGTACTCGCGGATCGTGAAGGCCCAGCTAGGCGGGCGGCGCATGAAGGAGCCGTGGATCGCCGACGCTTTGCGGGCGCGGCCGATGGCGAGGTCGATCCGGCGCTGCGCGTCGATGACGCCGAAGGCCGACGCCGTCGAGGCGACCCACGCGGCCTTGGTCTGCGTGCGGATCATCGTGACGAGGATCGAGTTGATGGTCTCGGCCGCGATGGTCTCGGCCACCGTCAGGACGGTCGCCGTCACCGCGGTTACGGAGAACGTGCCGTTGTTCGAGACGGTACCGGTCGTCGTGAACGTGTGCCCGATCGCGAAGCCTTCGGTGAGGAACGAGCCCGCCGTACGGGTGATCGTCTTCGGACCGCTCGCGAAGGTGAGCGACTCGACAGGCACGCGCGACTTGCGGACGAGCGGCAGCCGGTCGGCGACCGACGTGCGGGCGTAGACGAAGCGATCGTTCGCGGTCTCGAAGGCGTTCGCCTGCGTCGTCACGCCCGTCGCGAGCGTCGAGTTCGGGAGGTCCCCGACGAGGAGCCACGACCGCACGGCGATCATGCCCGTCGCGAGGTTCGCGCGTGCCGTCGCGAGGCCGGTCGCGTCCCACATGGGACCTCGCGTCCAGCACCTGAAAACGTCGCCCTTGATGAGGGTGCCGGCCGCGAAGCTGAGCGTCAGGCCCAGGTAGGGGATCGTGTAGCTCGTCGCGGTACCGAGGCGAACCGACGTGTTCGTGCGCCCGCCATCCTGCGAGACGAGGAGCGCGATGCCGTCGGTCGAGATGGTGCCGGCGACGTCGACGGTGACAACGACCTCGGCCTCGTCGAGGATGCCGTTCGCCGCGGCAGCCGCGGTGATGACGCTGGTACCGACGACGCCGCTGTTGTCCGGCGAGTACACGGCGCCGACCGTCGCGATCGGGAGACCGAGGAAGACGACCGGGAGCTTCGCTTCCTGGAAGTACAGGGCTGCGAAGTCGACGCCGGGGTTGTAGTCGTGCTGCGCGAGGAGTCCCTTCGTCGACGAGAACACGCGCGGCAGCATGTCCGCGTTCAGCCGCACCGGCGCGAAGATGGCGAGGTACTGCCCGCCGGCGCCGAATGACCCGGCCTCGTCGTCGATGACGATGGTTGCTTTCGGTAGATCAGCCATGGCAGTCCCTCAGGGTTCAGGCGAAAAAGAGAGTTCCGACGACATCGCCAGCGGCGACTGCCGCGGCGTCGGCCGATGCCGAGCCCGTGGTCGTGGTGAGCGCGATGCCCGTCGCGAAGGCGATGCCTCCCTCGAGCGACAGAGCGACCTGCCCGCCGGGCGGGATCGGGATCGTCGCGACGACGCCCGTTCCCGCGGTGGGCGCTGTCGCCTGGTTGTGGAGCTTCACGTAGCGCCACGCGGCCGACGTGTTCGCGAGTTGCCAGCCGAGCAGGCGCCCAGCCGATGCCTTCACGAGGGTCGAGTTCGTCGATGCCGCGGCGACGAGGAGCTGCACCGACGCGGCACCAGCGGCGCTCGGTCGGTAGTCGCTCGTGACCGGGAGCGCAGCCTGATCGCTCGCGACCACGACAGGAAACGAGTTCGCTGACGTCGCCGCGCCCGTGGTCGTGACGAGGGCCGCCGTCTGGTTCGCGCCCGCGGCGTCCTTGACGAGGATCGTTGCCATGGATCAGAGACCTCCGATCGCGGGGTTGGTGAGCCACTGGCTCGCCTCGAGCGCGGTGAAGTCGAGCGACGGCCCGCGACCGACCGACAGCGTCTCGAGCGTCCCGCCGTCGATCGCCGCCTGCACGTCGGTCTGGATGTTGATGCCCGAGACGCCGCCGATCTGGACGAGCGTGGGACCCACGCCCTTCCAAGTCTGGACGACGAGCCCGCGCTCGATCTGGAACCGCAGCACGTAGCGCGCGCCAGTGACCTTCTCACTCGCGGCGAGATCCTCGATGGGCTCGAAGGCGCCGCCGACGATCAAGCATCGGCACTTCGCGTCAGCGCGAAGCGTCTCATCGATCGTAATCAGGAGGTAGTCGATCACCTTCTCGGCGCGCTGCACGTGCTCGAAGGGCATCGCCCCTGCGCGTGGCTCGCGCACGTAGATCACCGCGCGGCAGCCGATGAGGCGGAACGTGGGCCCGCGGCGACGAGACAGGCTCGACGTCCCGCGCGGCGCCTTGTAGCTGTCGCCCGCGGGATCGCGCTCGAGCACGATGCGCTCGCGCGCGTAGGTCGCCGCATTTGGCTTCTCGTCGAGCGCGTCGGTGACGGGGATCGGACAGCCGCGAGCCGCGAGCCGCTTCTGCAAGGCGATGCCGACATCGCGGAGCATCAGAGGCCCCCTCGGATGATGCGGCCTTCGAGCTCGTCGGCGACGATGGCCGCGAGCGTCTCGGAGTACTCCGCCGGCAGCGTGCCGCCCTGCTTCGGGTACACGGGGCGCTTGCCGATCTGGTACTTCGCGTACGGGACGCCGAGTGACACTCGGATGCGCGTCCCGATCGCGACATAGGCGATGAACTTGCGGAGCGAGCCGGTCTTCTCGAGCTTGACCTTCCCGCCGTCGGCGCCGGGCGCCCACGGGATACCGTATGGGTCGGCCGACTGCTCGAAGGTCGATGCCGCGTACTTCGTGATCTCGGGCGCCGCGCGCTTCGCTACGGCGATGCCGAGCGACTTCGGGATCTCCCGAAGCGCGCGCGTGAAGCGCGACAGGCTGCGGGTGTCGAGGCTCATGGCAGCGACCCCGAGCCCCATCCGCGCGGGTTCGATGTGCTGCTGAGCGTGCTGACGACGGCGAGGTTTGTCGCGGCCTGCGTGGCCGCGACAGAGCGCAGTGGGATCCCCTTGGCCCATCGCTCGAGCTGCGCCTTCGCCGCGACCTCGGCCGCGTCGAGCGCGATCGATGTCTGGCCCGAGAGCATCAGGAGCTTCTTCGCCGCGAGCTCGGCGACGAGCGCGACGACGGTGATGTCGTACGGCGCGAGAAGCGGTACCGCGTGCGACGGCAGGAACGCGTCGACGAAGCGCGAGTAAAATTCGAGCACCTCGTCGACGGCGAGCGCGGCAGCGACGAGCATCGACTCACCCGCTGACGTCAGGTCGATCGCCGAGCCTCCGGCCGTCGCCGCGAGCTTGAACGTCGCATCCGTGACTCGGATCACGTAGTACGTCACGCCCTCGGCAAGTGGCGACGCGACCGATCCGCCGTCGACCGCACGCACGAGCACCGCGTCGTCGGTCTCGAAGCCGTGGCCGTCGAGCGTGATGATGTCGGAGCCCGCGGACGCCTGATCGACGATGCGCCCAGGCATCGTCAGACCGCCGCGGGGAAGCCCGTAGCGGTACAGATCTCGACGGGTCGCGTAGGCGGTCACACGACCACGACCCCGCTCCCGTTGCCAGGGCGAGGTGTGGCCAGGGAATGACCCCCTAGCGGAATTTCGCAGTTACGGATTACAGGCCCTTGACGAGCCGAATCGCGTGCGGGAGCGCGAGCCCGAATCCGTACCAGATGTGCGACGACATCATGATGTCGCCCGTGGTCTTGAAGAAGTCCGACGACTCGTCGAACGTGCGCAGGCTGAGCGACTGCGGCACCGTCTGGCGAAGCGAGACCCACGGAGCAAGGCCCTGCGCGACCAGCTTAGAATCCATCAGGTACCAGTCGTCGACGTCCGTGAACTCCTTGACGGGAATCACGTTGAAGCGACCCTGGTACGGGTTGGAGACCGAGCCGTTGCTCGTCGCCGAGGAAGCGGCGCCGAGGATGAAGGTCTGCGCGAGCAGATTCTTCAGACCCTCGACCTTCGGGATCGGGCAGAGGATCGTGTCGGGCATGACGCCGAGGCGGACGCCGTTCTCGTCGGGGACATCCATCATGGCCGTGACCTCGGCCGCGATGTTCGCGATCGAGATGACGTCCTTCGGAGTCGCCTGGTAGTTGCCCCAGGTGGCCGACGGGGACGCCGCGACGGTCTTCACCGTGAGGTCGCCCATATTGACCGGGTGAGCGGTCGAGAAGAAGTTGGCGCCGTCGACGCACGACGTCGACGTCCCTGCCTCGAGAAGAGCGGCGATGCTGAGGTGACGGAACTGCGCCTCTGCGAGCACCATGCGCTGAGGCGCTTGCTGCCAGTTCCTGTACGCGAAGACCTTCGTGAAGAGGTCGTAGAGCCGCGCTCGGTATCCGTCGTCGAACTCCTCGGCCTTGATGTCGAAGGACTTCTCGCGGATCTTCTTGAAGTGGCTCTCCCCAGTCGATCGCTTGTACTGCGTACGAAGCTGCGAGATCGGGAAGGTCACCATCGGCGCCGCGGTTGGCACGAGCTCGCCGTGAGCGTCGGCCCAGCCAGTCGGCTGCGATGCGCCGATGGCCGCGATGTAGCGGTCGTCAAACTCCCGAATCGCAGCCTGCGAGGTGGTCGGGAGCTGTTCGATCGAATAGAGCGGATTCAGGGGCATCGGGATCTCTCCCGGCCCTTCGGAAGCGGTCACGCCTGGGAGGCCTGGCCGCTCGCGAAGAGCCGCGAAATGTGGTCGTCAGGGAGCTCGAGAAGTCAGGTCGTTCCGCCGTCGAAGAGCCAGTTGGCGCCGTCGAACCAGGCCTCGATGACGCCGACCTTGGAGACGGGCATCGTCGCGAGCGTGCCCGCGCCGACGCCGCCGTTGGCGAGCGCGAGGGTGAACGCACTCGTATCGGTGCGCACGAGTCGGAAGAGGTCACCCTTCACGGCGCCCGTCGTTCCGATCGTGACGGTCGTGGTCTGGCTGAGCGTGGGGACCAGGTAGCGCGAGACGCGCCCGACGCGCTGCACCGTCGTTGCCGCGGCGTTCGGGATGTTGGTACCGGCGACTTGCTGCGTCTGGCAACCGAACGACTCCGCCGGACCGGTATCGCCGATGTAGACGCGGACGCGACCGTCATCCGTGAAGCCGACGAACCGACCGACGGAACCTACGGCAGTGCCCAGGCCTCCGGTACCGACCGTGTTGTCGTCCTCGGCGAAGACCAGCGCGCCGAACGGCGTGGTGTCAGCGAACGCCGCGGTGCCGTTCTTGAAGATGAAGATCCCGTCGGTGAGGAGCGAGACGCGCTTCGCGCCGTCCGAAGCACCGCCCAGCACGTCGTGCTCGGCCACGCCGACGGCATCTCCCGCGCCAGCCGTGGTGATCGGGACGCACGCGCCAGCGATCTGCGCGACGATCCCGCCCTCATAGAGCTGCGTCGTCGCCTTGACCGGGAGAGAGACTTTGCGCCCATCGCGGCCGTACGGCTGCGGGGGGATTCCTTGTGTGAGAAGAGGCATCGGGGTCTCTCCCGACGACTCGCCCGCGGCTGACCTGGTGAGGGTCGGCCGCGCGCGACTCGCCGCGAAATTGGTTGATCAGTGCGAGCGGGTAGAGTCTCGGAGCGTCGAGAGGTTCGCGAAGACGGACGGGTCACACCCGGTCTCGGCGCAGATGGCGGCCTGAGCCGCGGTAAGTTGGACGGGACCAGATGCCGAGACGGCGACCCCGGAGGCCGGGGGCCGGACTGCCGCCGAGCCGGACGAAGCCTTGATCGCGTCTGCGACGAACTCGCGGAAGTCAGCGATCGGCATTGCGGACAGGTACGCCTTGGGAGCGCTGCACTTGTCGTCAGCCCAGACCGTCGCAGGGGCGCGGGACGCGAGCGTCACGAGCTCGACGCACCCCTTGCGGCGCTCGGCGGCTTCGAGAACGGCGCGCTCGGCGGCAAGCTTCTGCGTCTCGGTCTCGAGCTTGATGTGGGACGAGCGCCATGCCTCGGCCTCAGAGAGCGCGTCGAGGAAGGATGCCTTCCCAGACAGGCGCATGAAGCGGGCAAGGGAAGCGGCGACCGCCTCCGGCTTGTCATCCTGCTTCGGTGGCACGGGGCCTGCGTCAGCCGCGGCGGCGACGGGTGCCGAATCGTCCGCATCGGGCTCGGACGGGTCCGTAGACTCGCCCTTGATCTTCGCCATCGCGTCGTCGAGTGACATGGTCATGTCGAGGCCGAGCGCCTTGCAGACCTTCATGAACTCTTCCAACGTCATGGCGGAATCTCCGAGTGCGGTGATGCTCGCTGCCATGAGCGGCTCGAGCTGTCGGGTAGCAGGGAGGTTGGTGATCGCGACGTTGAGGAGCGACGCCACGCGGCCGTCATCCGTCGAGAAAGCTGGCGACATGAACCGCCACTCCTTCGCGCGAAGCTGAGCAGCTGCCTGCGGTGTCCAGCGAACGTTCACGGCCCAGAGTTCGCCGCTGCGAAGCTCGAGGTTGAACCACCCTGCGGCCTTGCCGGTCTGCGCAGGGTCGAGCGACAGAGATGCGAGCGACGCATGATCGTAATCGATCATCAGGTCGATCCCGTGCTTCACATACTCGTCCATCACCGACTTTGCGGCAGCGGCGTCGAAGACGAAATTGCCTTTCGTCGTGTCGATCTCGCCGGCCGTGAAGATCCGAAACTCGCTCGGAGGCTCGTCGCCAGCCAGAACGAGCGACAGCTTCACGCGTCGCGATGCGCAGGAGGACCCCACGCGACGGGAAGCTAGGCTAGTCCGTTGCTCGTGCAAGCGGATTACACATGCACCTCGATTCCGCGTGCACTACCTTCGCTCCCAATGGCCGCCCCGTCGAAGCGCGCGCGCAAGGTTCGATCCGCCGCCGAGTTCGACCCCTCCCGCCTGAGCGCAGAGCTCGCGATGCCGCGCGACGGCGGCGTGGCCGTCACGTCGTGGACGCTCGCTGAAATCTTCAACGCTCGCGACCTTCAGATGAAGGGGTCGTTCTACCTTCCTGCTCGGATGGCAGAGAGCATGCGGACAGACGACGCGCTCGCTGTCGCGTACGAGGCTCGGCTCGCGCCGCAGCGGTGCGTGAAGGTCGACGTCGTTCCGGCGAAGGGCGCGCGCGGAAGGTCGATCGCCGAAGAGGCTTGTGCGCTCTTCGGCGAGAATGGGGTCGGCGTCCACCCCGACACGCTCACCGACATCAACGGATGCCTGGTGGACCACGGCGTAGCCTTCGGATGCAACGTTGCGACGCCGCGTCAGGACGGGTCTCGAATCGACTTCGAGATGAAGTACTGGCCGATCGAGTACGTCCGATGGGATCCGGTCGTCAGGTGCTTCAAGGCCCGGGTAAACCCGGAGTCCGTTCCAGACAACGAAGTACCTCCTGCGATGGCAGGATCAGGGATCTACGGATTCGTGAGCGGCCACGAAGTCCCGATCATCCACGGGGATGGCCGGTGGGTCATCTTCCAGAATCACGCGAACGTCCCGTTCCGGCACGGCGCCATCCTCGCCGCTGCTATCGTATGGGCTCGCCACGCGTACGCGATCCGCGACTGGTCGAAGGGCTCCGTCGCGCATGGGTCCGCAAAGGTGATCGGTGCGATGCCGGAGGGGATCGCGCTCCAATCCTCGGATGGTGTGCTCACGCCCGAGGCGGCAGCGATGGTCGCGCTACTCAGGTCGATCAGCGCCGATGACTCTCCGGCCGGAATCAAGCCAGCCGGCTCGACGCTCGACTTCCTCACGAACAACTCGAGCGCGTGGCAGGTGTGGCAGGAACT